AAGAGCACCGAAGAACTCGCTGAGTATTGGGACGCCTCCTATGAGGCACTTTTGGCATGACCGAGACCTTTGCTGTCATGATCGAGGGGTTGAGCCTCCTGGACGACCTCGCGGAAATCCCCGCAGAGCTAGAAACCAAGGCCGTACAGGCGATCAACAAGACTGCGCGTCGGGCGCGCGCTGAGAGCTCGCGGCGCATCCGTCAGCAGGTCGGTTTCAAGGCGAGCTATCTGAACCAGGAGCGCCTCGGCGTTCGACCGGCCTATCGCGGCAAACTGGAAGCACGGGTGTCCGCTCGGGGCAATCCGACCAGTCTCGCACGCTTTGTCACGAACATGGCCGGAGATCCGCGAGCTTCGAACAAGAAGTTCAGGAAGCACGGCGTGAGATTTGCTGTGAAACCGGGCGGCGCGAAACATGTCTCGGCCGAGCAGAACCGCATGTTTGCGATCCCGCTCAGGAATGGAAACCTTGGTCTCGCGATCCGGACGAGCGGCGGCAAGCCGCGTGCAGCCTACCGGCCCAAGCAGATCGCGCCGAACGTCTTCCTGCTTTACGGGCCCAGTGTCGATCAGGTCTTCAAAACGGTCCGCGAGGACATCGAGGACGAGTCTGGCGAGTACCTCGAGTATGAGTTCAACCGCCTTCTCGACCTTGGAGGGATTGCCTGATGGCCGACCCGTTTCGCCTGCGCGTCCTCAAAGCCATGACCGACACCCTCAAAGCCATCTCAACCGAGGGCGGATATGAGAACGACCTCGGTGACACGGTGGAAGGCGACGACTCACACACTGTCGAACGGGTGTTCAGAGGTCGCGACACGTTCGGCGATGGCGACGCACTGCCGATGTTGTCCATCCTTGAGCACCCGGCCGCCCTGGACGTCATACAGAGTCACGGTGCCACCGCAAGCAATGGCGACTGGCAATTGCTGGTGCAGGGTTTTGCGCGCAACGGTGAGAACAACCCAACCGACCCCGCCTATTCACTGGCCGCGGACGCCGTGAAAGCCCTCGCTGCCGAGAAGCGGCGTGACCGTGGCTACAATATCTTCGGACTTGGTGAGACCTGTCCGTGTGTCACCGGCATTGAAATCGGAAGCCCGGTTTGCCGGCCGGCGGATGGTATCAACTCGGATACAGCGTTCTTCTGGATGACGGTCACCCTGACCCTGTCAGAAGATCTCGAAAACCCCTATGCGTGAGATTAAAATCACGCTAAACGTGAGAAGCCCAGAAGGAGTCAACAATGGCGCGTAATCTCGCACTTGGTAAGGGTGAACTTCATTTCGCCCCGTTTGCCTCCGGCACGCAGGTTGCCGGCGGTTATCGTTTCCTGGGCAACTGCCCGGAATTCACCCTGACGATCGATGACGAACAGCTCGATCATTATTCGTCCACCAGTGGTGTGCGGGAGAAGGACGACCAGGTCACCCTGGAAGTCTCGCGGTCCGGCTCCATCACCTGTGACGATGTTCAGGCGAAGAACCTGGCCCTCTTTTTCCTCGGCACTGCGGCAACGCTGTCGGTCGCGGGTGCCACGGACGTCACCGAGACCATCTCGTCGGTCGAGCAAGGTCTGCAATATCAGCTCGGCGTTTCCACGTCCGCCCCGTCCGGGGCCCGCAAGGTCACCAGTGTCGTTGTGACGGACGGTGAAGAGTCGCCGACGACGTATGACGTCACCGACGACTACACGGTGGATGCCGACCTGGGCCTGATCACCATTGTCGAAGGCGGCGCCATCACCGACGCGTCCGACATCGAGGTCACCTACGACGTCACGGCGCACAGCCGCGATCAGGTCATTTCGCAAACGACCGCGATCGAGGGTTCGCTGAAGTTCATTTCGAAGAACCCCAAGGGCACGAAGTTCGACTACCACCTGCCGTGGGTCCGCTTCATGCCGAACGGCGACATCAGCCTCATTCAGGATCAGGAGTGGATGACCATTCCGCTGAACATCGAGGCGTTCAAGCTCGATACCCAGGAGGCCATCTATCTCGATGGTCGCCCGGTCACCGCGTAAACCAGAACCTGGAGACTGAGACATGGATCTGAAAACACTTGCCGCCGCAGCAGGTGAAGTCGTTACCTCGGACGGGAAGAAAATCCCCGTCCGAGGTATCAGTCTGTCGGACATTTCGGAGCTCGTGAAGAACTTCCGCGGGAATCTGTCAGGTGTCTTTGATGCCGTCAGTGCCTCGGACGATCTCCACGGTGATGACATTCGCGACATGCTTCGCGACGTAATTGAAACCGCGCCGAATCTCGTGGGCCAGATCATCGCCCTTGCGACCGATAGTCCTGGACAGGAGGAGGAGGCCACCAAGCTTCCCACCGGTCTGCAACTGGCCATTCTCGAGGAGGTCGGAAAGCAGACCTTCGTCACGGATGGTGGCCTGGGAAAAACTCTGGAGATCGTCATCAACATGATGAGCGGGGCAACCAAGGCGTTCGAGGATCTGAACGCCCCGAAAGCCTAGACGACTGGATATGGGGTCTGCGTGGTCAAGTCAGTCTTCTTCTCGACCACGGGCACCCCAACGCATTCCGGTATCCCGTTCACGTGGTTTGGGAAGAGGTGAGTTTGGTTCGAAGCCGGCAGGAGCGCCTGCTGGCGATAGAAGCCTCCCTCTTCCAGATGGCGCTCTCCACCATCCCCAACCAGTCGATAAAAGCGACTGGGACCAAGAAGGCCGCGAAAGACTTCGAGCGCGTCTTGCGCTCGATGAGTGAAGGTTGAGCGTATGACCACTCGTGTTGTCGATCTTGTCATTCGGGCGCGGAGCGAGGCCGACAGAGCGGTCAACTCAATCTCTGCCGCGGTTCGCGATCTCGCAAAGGCGCAAGAGGAGGTGCAGGCCAGCACCAGCGGATCGAACTCATCGATCGGCAAACTGGCATCAACCCTTCGAACGCTCGAGCGGACAACCGACCGGACCGGCGACAAGGCTGCCCGGTCATTCAAGCAAATCGAGGCTGCGGTTGACCGTGCCTCCGACGCACTCGCGCGGCAGAAGGCCGACCTGATCGACACGCGCGGCGCCTATACCGCGGTCAAAGGTCAGATTGAAGCGGCGGCTGCGGCAGTCACGCGCCTTGAGACTGCAATGGCGCGCGCTCAAGGGCGACGTGGCGCGCAAGGCCAGTTCATCGGTGCAGACCAGGCCGCCGCCGAGATTGCGCGACTGGAACCCCAGCTTGCCGCAGCCAAAGCCGAGTTCGCGAACCTCACGCGGCAGTCAGACAGGCTTTCGTCGTCGCTGACCAACCAGAGTCAGAAAACCGACCACCTTGAGAGCGAGTACACGCGGCTGAAAGGCGCGGCAGCCGCCGGCCAGATCGCCATGCGACAGGTCGGCACCAGCTCCGAGCAGACTGCGACGTCGATCGGTCGGGCAAAAGAGCAACTCGGTCGCACCGCCGGTGAGGCCAAGCGGGCCGGTAGCGCAATGGCTGGCGCCGCAGTGCAGGGCAACCGGCTGCGTGACGCCTTCCGCGGCGTCTACGGAGAAGGCCGCTCCGCGATGACGCTCATGCAGCGTTTGCGCGGGGAAGTCCTCGCCCTGACGACGGCGCATATCGGCCTCTACGGCGCGATCCACCAGGTCGGCGAGATCCTGAACGCGGTCATGTCGATCGAGGCGATCGAAAACCGACTCGGCGCAGTGTTCCAACAGGACGCGACACGGGTCGGTGAGGAAATGCAGTGGCTCGAAGCCCAAGCTGAGCGGCTGGGTATTGAGTTTGGTGTGCTTGGCAATCAGTACGCCCAGTATGCGATTGCAGCAGACACTGCCGGATTCTCGTCGCAGGGTATCAGGAACAGCTTCATGGCGGTGGCAGAGGCCGGCCGTGTGATGAAGCTGTCGAATGAGGAGGTGGAAGGAACCTTCTACGCACTCGTTCAGATGATCTCGAAAGGTAAAGTTCAGTCTGAAGAGCTGCGCCGACAACTCGGCGATCGTCTACCTGGTGCGTTCCAGTTCATGGCCGAGGCACTTGGCGTGACCACTGGCGAACTGGACGCAATGCTCGAGCGTGGCGAGGTAATCGCCGACGAAAGCACGCTTATTGAGTTTGCAGACGTGCTGACTGAGCGTTTCGGGGCACAGTTGCCGGATGCTCTTGAGTCGACACGCACCGCAATCGGCCGTTTCGAGAACGCGGTCCTGCAAGCACGCCGAACCGTGTCGGAGCAAGGGTTCGACGAAGCCTTCAAGGACGCACTGAACGACCTCACGGCATTCCTGCAATCAGATGAAGGTCAGGAGGGCCTGGCTCAGATCGGTGAGGGTCTCGCCAAACTCATCTCGCTGGGTCCGCCACTGGTTCGCAATTTCGATGCCTTCCTGCGCGTCGGTCAGGCGTTCATTGCCCTGAAGCTGGCTACGGTGTTCACCGGCATCGGACGCTCGATGGGCAGCTCGATGACGGCGCAGGCTCGAGCCTCGCTTGTTCAGGTGCGCGCGTTGTCGATCTGGCTTGGTCGCACGGCTGCCACGGCCTCGGGGCCGCTTCGCACGGGACTGCTCGCCGGGGCCTCGGGGCTTCGTGCCTTCCGGGGCGCAGCCACGGCAGCAGTCACGGCTGCGCGCGGGCTGTGGGCCGCCATTGGTGGCTTGCCGGGCATCCTGCTGACCGGAGTGTCATTCATCCTGACGGAGTTGTTCGGCCGCTGGATCGGGGGCGTCGACGAGGCGACGTCCGCCCTGCGACAGCACGAGCGAACCCTTGAGCGTATTCAACGCGCCTACCAATTGGCGAGCGGTGACGCAGAGGCTTTCGCCGCAGCTCTGTCGAATATGAGCGTTGCCGAAGCCCGGGCCGACCTAGGCGACCTTGAAGAGTCGCTGGAGAGTCTGCGGGGTCGCGCCTTGCGCAGCGTCAACCGGCAGATCAACAGCCGTGCCGCGACCATCGGAGGAGATCGAGGACTTGTCGACGAGCTCTTCCGGCTTCGCGACGGAGTTGCGGCCGGTCGCATGTCCTTGTCCGAGATGCGCGCCGAGATTTCACGTCTACAGGAAGAGGGTGCAGGGTTCTCGGACGACTTCATCCAGTATCTGCGAGAGCTCGACGAAGGGAGCGATGACGCCGGGGATGGTGTGATCGAACTGACTGCGGCTATCGCACGTCAGGAAGCCCAATTGCGCCTTCTGACCGGTGAAGCAACGGACGCTGATCGGGTGCTGCTCGGCCTCGCAGACAGTCTTGACGACGTCAGTGAGTCGGCAGACGCGTCACGCATTCGCGAGTTCGCAGAAGCGGTGAGCGATCTGCGTGACGCGATCCCGGAGCTTCGCCGGTTTGACCGTTTCGCAAGCTCGATGAACGACCTGACGGCAGCCCGGACACGAGCACTGGAAAACGCGGCGCCGGGTGAGGAACCCGCCGTCAATGCGACTTTCGACCAGGCGCAAGAGTCGCTGCGTCGGGAGTTTCTCGGCTCGATCGATTACGATCGCATTCTCGATCGCACGGTGGCGGCCGGCGCGGAAGACGAAATTCGCCGGCAAGCAGAGGAAGACCTGCGCCGAATTGCGCGACGGTTGCTGGATGCCGGGGCCGAGGTCACCGAGGAAAATATCCTCGGTGTGCAAACCGGCGTCAGTGTTGAGAGCGTTGTTGACGGGTCCGCAGATCTCAGCGGTGCTCGTGCCACGCTTGGTGTCTCTGAGATTGACCTTGCTCGCGCGGACGAGTTGGCCGAGCGCCGCCGCGACCTCGCCGAAGCGCAACGTGACTTCAATGCGGCACTCACTGACGCCAACCAGCGGGCCGAGTACGCGTTGTCGATCGCCGGAGAGACGGCCAACGAGCAGGAAGTCCTGCTTGCGATCTATGACGCACAGGCGGAAGCCCGCCGTGAAGAGGTCCAGTTCAGCGACACCCAAGCCGAGCAGATCCGCAGCCGGATTGAATCCGAGCGCGAGCTGCAGGCCATCGAGACGATCCGGCAGAAGAATGCCGAGACGAGTGGTGAGAAGCAGACCGAACAGGACATCGTTGACCTGCTGCAACAGCGCCGCCAGCTCCTTCAGGAGCAGATCCGCTTCAGCCGCGAGATCGGAGACAGCGCGCAAGCCTCCCTCCTGGAAGGTCAGCTCGAGGCGGTAAATCTTCAGCTTCAGGATGCAATTCTTGGCGCGATCGCCTTTTGGCAGGCGATGGGCGGTCCTGAAGCCGAAAATGCCATTCTGACACTCCAGGGCCTCAGACGTGAACTCGAGGCAGCCGGGTCCGAGGCGATCGTCACCGGTGAGCAGATCAACGAGATGCTTGCCACGGGTGGTGCGGACGCCTTCGATCGGTGGGTGGATGAGGTCGACAAAGGTCGCAATGCGATCGCCGCGCTCTGGGATTCGTTCCGCCAGTTTGCTTCGGACTTCTTGCGTCAGATTGCCCGGATGATCATGCAGCAGATCATCCTGAACGCCCTGCAGAACAGCGGTTTCGGCGGTCAGGTGGCCAGTGGTGTCAATATATCGGCCAATGTTAATCACGATGGCGGCGTCATAGGTGCGGCAGGTCGGCAACGGTCGGTGGCAGCAAGCTATTTCTCGAATGCGGTGCGCTACCACACAGGTGGCATTGTCGGACTGCGCCCGAACGAGCGCCCGATCATTGCAGAGGTCGGCGAGGAAATGCTGACGGAAAACGATCCGCGGCATCGCAGAAATCTTGGCTCGGGCAGCGGCGGTCGCGATGTGAAAATTGTCAATGCAATCGACGCGGGGGACTTTATTGCCAAGGGAATGAGCACTCGCCAGGGCGAGGAGGTCATCATGAATTTCATTCGTTCCAAGTCGGATGAAGTGAAGGCGGCGCTCGGATGAGTCTTTCGCTCGACATTACATCGATCGACGCAGGCGCGGTTGCAGGGCGTGAGGAGTTTGTGGTCGTCCTGACGAATGATGGCGAGACGACAGTCTCGGTCACCGCAATCGACGTGCCGGCATTCACCGAAGGACTTTTCATCTCTGGCGACCAGCCTCCGTTCAACCTTGCTGCGGACGCCTCGAAGAGTTTCACCCTGATCGTTCGACCTGTAGGCGCGCGACTCTTCTCGGGGAGCTGGGTCTTCCGGACGGCGAGTGACTCGGTCACCGTGTCGATCTCGGGTGAACGCAAAACGCTATGGCCGTTCGCCCACAACTGGGCGAGCTCGTTCGAGATGACGACCAGTTTCAAGACCGACATTTTCGCGTCGCGCGGCGGCAAGGAGCGCCGTGTCTCACAGCGCCATCAGCCGGTCAGATCGGTGGCGCTGTCACCGCTTTGCAAGGCAGATCAATTCCGCACTTTCGACCGTCTGATGGCGAACGCGCTCGCCTCGGTCTTTGTCGTCGAGGACCCGACGAAGTCCACGGCATTGGACACGGGGGCGTCGGGCTCTGAACTGGAAGTGGTGGAGGCAGAACCTTGGCTCGTGGCAGGTGCACACGTCGTGCTCTCCGGCACCGAGGCGGCCCAAATCTCAGATGTCGACGGGACGACTGTCACGCTCACGCGTGCCTTGAGCAGCAGCCATGCGACCGGAGCGAAAGTGTCAAACGCCTGGTTGATGCGCGCGTCACCGTCCCAGACCCAAATGCGGACAGATCATGTGATGACCGGGCAGCTCGAGTTCGCAGAGTTGTCCGGTATCTCCGGACCGGTTGGCGCAGGCTCGCAGGAAACCACCTTCAACGGGCGGGAGGTCTTCCCATGGCCATACAACTGGGCCGCAGGGCAGGGTTTGTCGATCGATCATCTTGTCGACCACCTCGACCATGGTTTCGGCGTGTCTGAGACGTTGCACCCGGTCGACTTCGCCGCGCGCCGGCACAAGGTCGATCTTCTGTTGCAGGGTGCGCAGATCCTCAGACTCGAGCAGTTCTTCGCCAGGATGCGGGGCCGCGCCGGCGAATTTTATGTGACGTCGGGACTGGAGGACATTGTCTTGACCGAGGGTCAAGAAGTCGCTGCCTCGCGAACGATCCGTGTCACGGGCACCGAGCTTTATGATCGGCTTGCCTCCGACACGGTACATCTCGCGATCGAGGCCAAAACACCTGCCGGGGTGGAGCGATTCCAGGTTGCCGGGCTGTCAAAGTCCGGAGGCAACACGCTGATATTGCTAGGTGCCGACTGGACCGCGAACCCTTCAACCTGGCTGAAAATTTCATGGCTCTTTGCCGCCCGTTTCGCCGGTGACGACCTGCTTCTCGACTTTCAGACAGCCTCGGTCGCGACGACCTCCCTCACAATTCAAGCACTGGAAGATCTCTGATGGGATACGCGGATTATGCTGACACACGGCACGACAGCGTGCCTTTCGAACTCTTCAAGTTTCAGTGGGGTGACAGCGAAGACGACTGTTTCACCTATACCGATGCCGAGCGTCCGATTTCGATCGGGACGGGTGGGGATGCGCTTGTCTACACGCCTACCCCTGTCTCACGGTCCACGATCAAAAGTACGGTCGGGTTCAAGGGCAATATTGACATCAGCGTGCCGGTCAAGAGTTCCCTGGCTGATCTTTACAAGGGTTTGCCCCCGTCGCTTCAGACCCGCGTGACCATCTACCGCGGACAGCTCGCGGACGCCACCAAAGAGGTGAAACTGGTTTGGCTCGGAGCCATCGTCTCGCACACCTTCAAAGGGTCAGAGGCGATCTTTCGGTGCGAACTGGATGCGTCCACCATCAAACGCGTCGGTCTGAGGACCCATTATCAACACACCTGCCCGCACATGCTTTACGGCAACGCCTGTCGCGCGAGTAAGGCTGCCGCGACGCGCTCAACGACGGTGTCGTCCATCTCCGGGGCCATGCTTGGTCTGCCCTCGGGGTGGTCGTCAGGGTCCGACGCTGCCAAGTTCGCAGGCGGCTTTATCTATTACGAACGGCCGTCCGGTCAGCCCGAACGCATTGCGATCCTGTCGGCAAGCGACAGTGAGACCCTGCTGCTGGCAAACGCTCCGCCGACGCTCGTTGCCGGGATGGATGTGGACGTCGTTTTGGGTTGCGATCACACGATTCCCGATTGCTCGACCCTTCACAGCAATGTCCAGAATTTTGGCGGCTGCTGGCAAATTCCGACCGACAATCCGATCGGCCTCAAGAACAACTTCTACTGATCGTGAGGTTTTTGCGTGACAGGGCACACCTCGTCGCGTAAACAATCACACTCATCGTGTAAGTCTCGGATGGAGTGATTTCGTGGTTGCGGACTGGGTGATCGCATTCGTCATCTCGCTGACGCTGAACGTTGTGTCGGCGCTCATCCGCCCACGTCCGAAACAGCCGGCGCCGGCCGCGATCCAGCCGCTTGAGAATCCCACGGCCGACGCCGGCCGCGAGATCCCGAAAATCTTCGGTCGCAAGATCGTCAAGTCCGTCAACGTCATCTGGTATGGCGACAAGGCGTCCCGAACCTATGAGATCCGTGCCTGATGGCGTCTGATCTGACCATTCGTATCGCAGACGTTCAGGCTGCCGGGTACTGCACCAAGGGCGCCCGACGCTGGTTTGAAGCCCGGGGTTTCAGTTTCCGCGACTTCCTGCGCAACGGCGTTCCGGCACAAACCCTCTTGAAGACCGGCGACCCGATGGCGAAAGCCGTCGTTGAGCGCGCGCAGGAGTCCGACCATGGGTAAGGGCGGAGGCTCCCAGAAACTCCAGGTCACGGAATATCGGATGTCCGTGCATGTCGGCGTCGCGCTCGCCGGGGTGGATGCGATCCGTCGAATTTTCGTCGACGAGAAAGTCGCGTGGGAAGGCAATGTCTCCACATCTGGCCCGATCACCATCAACAAGCCGGGTTTGTTTGGCGGTGAGAAGAAGGAGGGTGGGGTCGGCGGAACAGCCTATTTCCTGAAGGGTGGCGCCACTCAGACCATGCCTGACGGCCTTGCCTCCCGGATGGGTCTGCTGAGTGCCACCTGTCCGGCCTACCGACACTTGACTTCAGTGTTCTTCGTGGGCGATGTCGGCTCAAGTTCGACCGGCACGGACTGGTCGTCCGACGCAGGCGACTATGAAGAGTTTGACGGCGATGGCTTGTACGAGCTGCGCAGGGCAGGCTCGCGCTACAAAGGCTTCTACTGGGGGCACAACACCCCTTTCATTCGACCTTTCTGGATCGAGGTCGAGGATTTCCCGCGAGCGTTGGACCAGGTTCTCGAGACCGATCTTGCGCAGATCGGCAATGACGCCAATCCCGCCCACATCATCTATGAGTGCCTGACGGACACCGAGTTCGGCATGGGGGCTCCGGCAGCCAGTGTCAATGCAGCCGGGAGTTTCGCGGCTGCCGCCCAGACGCTTTACAATGAAGCATTCGGCCTGTCGTTCGAGTGGGTGCGTCAGAGTGAGATCGAGGAGTTCGTTCAGGAGGTTCTCGACCACATTCAGGCCGTTTGCTACCCGGACCCGTCGACCGGGAAGTGGGAGCTCAAGCTTCTGCGCGCTGACTATGATGTTGAGGCACTCGAAACCTTCGACATGAGCAATGCCAGTGTGCAGTCCTTCCAGCGGAAAGCGTGGGGCACGCTCGCCGACGAAATGACGGTCGCCTGGACCAATCCGGACAATGAGAAGAAGGAGACCCTAACCCTTCATAATCTCGCGTCTGTCGAGTCTCGCGGGTCCGGCACAAACTCCACGACACGACAATTTCCCGGCATCAGAAATGCCGAACTCGCAACGACGGTCTGTGCCCGCGAACTTCGCCAGGCGAGTGCGCCACTGGCGGCCGTCGAGCTCGAGGTTGAAAACACAGGATCTGCCCCGATCCCCGGAAGTGTCCATCGGTTCGACTGGCCGGAATACGAGGAAGTCGGACTGGTCATGAGGGTCATGAATGTCGAGGAAGGTCGGGGCAGTGCTAAAGTGCGCGTCTCGCTTCTGGAAGACATTTTCTCGCTGACCAAACCCACGCTCCCGGCCCAACCCGGAACCGGCTGGGAAAGCACATCGTCCGACCCTGAAGCTGTCACCACCTACAACATCTTCACGCTGCCATATGCTTTGACGGTTCCAGCGCTGCCTGCTGCGGGTGATGATGCGCTCGAATACCCGGAAGCACTGGCCGGACTTCTCGCCTACCAGGAAGACTCGGACGTCTATCAGGTGGATGTCCTGACCGAGGTAGTCCTGCCCAACAGCGCTGCGGTCTATCAGGACACAGGTGCGCGTGATGTTGGAACCCTGGGCGCGCTCACGGAATCCCTGTCTGCGGAAGTCGAGAGTTCGATCGCCACGCCGCCGGGTGCCGAGGTCGGCCGGTCGCCGGTCGAGGGCGGTTACGCACTCATCGTGGGTGCGGACGAGGCAGCATCCGAGATGTGTCTGGTCAAGGCCGACCCCTCGGGTGGATGGATGCTTCAGCGTGGTATTCTCGACACCACACCGAAGAATTGGTCTGCAGGAACACTCGTCTGGTATTTCGACAATGCAGACGCGGTTGCCGACGTGTCGCGCGTGCGTGCTGGTGGCGAGGTCGCTCGCTACAAATTACTGGCACGAACATCTCTGGGCACGCTCGATGCCAGTGGAGTCTCGTCGGTTTCGGCGACACTCACTGATCGCCCTCATCGCCCGTCCCGGCCGGCCAACGTCAAAGTAGACGGTGTCGCTTTTGGTGCGGTCAGCCTTGCCGGCAAAACCGAGGTTGTTGTCACCTGGGCGCGGCGAAACCGCCTCACTGAAGACTCCGTCCCACTCGCATGGAATGACGGCGACGTCGTGCCGGAAGCCGGGCAGACGACCGTAATCCGTGCATTGGACACGTCCGGAGATCTGATCAAGGCGTGGGTGGACGTGCCCGGCACGTCGGTCACGATCCCTGTATCTGATTTCGCAGGGGAGACCGCGGTCCTCCTGCAGGTCTTCTCGTCGCGTGATGACCTCGCATCCCTCCAGTCGGCGAATGTATGGCTGCTGGGTAGCGGTGTTTCCGAGCCAAGTCTGCCGGACGGATATGATGATCTCGACGATGTGTTGCCGGGAACGTCCTCGATCGTGGAAGGCGGCGACACCTCCAACTGGAACCTTTGTCCAGATCCCCATTTTCAGGACCCGGTGTTGTGGGGTTTCGGTGCTGGCCCCTGGGCGTCGGTAAGCCGCAACGGCTCGAGCTATCCTGCACAATTGGGGGCGCCCAAATGCGCTCTGCTGGCCTCTGATTTCTACAATGGCTCCGAGTCCCAAACACTGGAAACACCGCTTCTAGGTGGCCTGTTCGGCGATGGCGAGGAGCTTCGCTTCAGCGCAAAGGCTCTCAACAGTGGGGCCGGTGATGCCACCCTGACCGTCGAGGTCACCTTTCATCGCAGCCAGGACGGCGCGCAGGTCGGCGACGCCCAACAGCTCGTTTGGGGGAATGGCGAAAGCGGCTATCAGGAACTGAACATCGTGCCGCCGGCCGGCGCCGACGCGCGAAAGTTCCGCGTCTTCAACGAAGACTCCGCGACTTGGTCGGCAGACGCTGCGGTTGCGGACATTCAGCTGGTTCGCCGGTACAGCCCGGACACCCGTGCGGTCGGCGGTGTCGCCTCTGATAGGGTTGCTCAAGCCGTTGATGATGCCGATGTCATGGCCGAGGTGATCATCCGTGAGGCGCTGGATCGGCGCGACCGGATACGGGCTGAAATTGACGGCGTGTGGGACACATTCGGCACGGCCAATGCTTTCTTGCTCGAGGTGCAGGACTGGACCGATCAGGCCGAGCAATTCTCCATTGTTGCCTCCAGCTCGGCCACCACCGCCGGGAATTCGGCCACCGCTGCCGCTGGCTATCGCGACCAGGCGCTGACCTATGCGGACAATGCCGGAAACAGTGCGTCGGCGGCATCCACTTCGGCCACCGCTGCGGCTGCAAGTGAGACCGCCGCAGGCAATAGCGCGACAGCGGCCAGTGGGTTTTCGGGCACAGCACAGACGGCGGCCACGGCGGCTGGCGACAGTGCGAGCGCGGCGGCTGTTTCAGCGACTGCGGCATCTGATAGCGCCACGGCTGCTGGAAATAGTGCGACCGCTGCCGGTGGCTTCGCATCGGATGCCGAAACGCAAGCGACAGCGGCGGGTGATAGTGCGTCATCGGCTTCGACATCGGCGACAGCCGCAGCGTCGAGCGCTACCGCGGCGGGCAATAGTGCGACTGCGGCGAGCGGATCGTCC